GGCGAGCAGTTGTAGGCCAGCAGCTTGCCTGGGAACTTGGCGTGAATGGCGTCGGCAAACGCCTTCGCAAAGCCAAGGTCGGGTGTGCCGGTTTCGCACGAGAGTTGTAGTCTTGAAACGTCGAGTCATTTCGACCGACTTTTCCTGTTCAAGAGCTCCACGATGCAACGCATGCATCAGAGCGCCCGGAGAGGAGTGAGAATCGTAGATTATCACTCTTTCTCGGATGACTCTGGCGATGTATCCATCGTGACCGTGGTCTGGGATCGCCGGACAGGCTTCATCGAAGTTAACGATGAGGCCGTCGTCCCCGAAACCGATTGGGACGTACGTTGTACTAGCAACTGGACATGCTCTACGAGCATAGCTCCAGACGCGAATAAAACGAATGTCACAACCATCACCACCATTGCGCTGATGACTATACCTCCGTATCTTGTTAGCGATACGGATGCAGGCCGTGGAATATGCATGGTAATCACCTTTTAGATAAAAGGGTCTGATCATCATGCCATCCAGGTAGTCATGCCCGCAACTCTCAAAGAAACGTCCAGCCACGAACGTTTTCTTTTTATTGACATTAAACCCTAAAAAGGATAGGGCGTTCAACAGCAGTGGGAAACAATCACGGCGAAGAATGATGTCGTCCCCAAAAGAGACAGCTTCATAATCACCAGATGCTCGCGCTAGAGCTAGAAAGATTATACTTTCTAGTTCGAACGTGTAGCCGTTCCCCATTGATGAGAACTTGGAAAGCCGCACCTCCTGGCCTTGAATCGTACTATACTCTGTACGAGCAAGATCTAAGAGGGAGGCCCATTCAAACGGTAGCAGCAGCCAAACTAACTCGCGAGAGATTGTATCGCTCGCAGAAGATAGATCGACTGTCGCCAGACCGCGATGAATGGCATCTTTCGCCAGCCTACGGTTAACTGTAGCCTGGTGGTCAAGATTGATTCCATAATGTCGAAGCTTTCGTTTCAACAAAGCACCAATGCCAAGCTGAACATAAATGTTCAGATGAGGCTCGATCGCAATAGCTCGATCAGTTTTAGAGGTCTTTGGAACGAAAGTTACCCGGCTTGATGCCTTTAGCTCTATATCAGAAGCTGATCTAGGAACTAGGGAGCGCCAGTACGGGTAAAGGCGAGGTGTAACATGCATGGAGCATGTGTATTTCTTGCTAGCGACAACATCGTTACCAGCAACACTAGACGTGGCGCCAGGCCCGTACCTGAAATGTTTTTCTGCAAACTCGAGATCACTACGAGTAAGTGGACCTAACAAATCAGATATGATCTGCTGTGCTCTAGCGATGACCTCATTTGTTCTCCTGTCAGTGGGGCTAACGCCGCCCTGAGTATAGGATACTAATCGGTCATTCGTATCGGCGCACTGCTTCTCAGCATCCCACCACGATTGTACAGCCTGCTTACGCGGGTCATACGACGTTTTAAGATGAGGGTTCTTCCGAAGTGCCTCTGTTACCAGATAGTCATCAGCAAAGGTTGGAGAATCAAAATCCGGGATCGAAAGATCAAGATATTGATCCCACTCCTCAGCTTCGGCTAACAGGTAGCAGGTTAACGCGCGAGCAGTACCAACAGACTCGCACGTCCGCAAGAATGTCCCAAGCTCGACCTTGAAGGTACGAGCGGCCAGGTTCAACCTAGGCTTTCTGGTCATGATCAGACCCTCTCGTTAATAGAGAGGATCCAGATCACGGACTGCACCACGCACCAGCGTGTTCTGCAGGCCGTTCACCAGGAAAGCGAACAGATTCTTGCGTTCGGTATCGGTAGAAGCCACCGGGAGGATGACATCCACGTTAGCGCGAAGTACGTAAGCCGAAGTAGTGACACCGTTCACTGTAGTAGTGATCGGATACTCGACTGCGTACTTCGCCCGGTTGACCAGAGCGCCACCCGACGCGAACTTGTTCGAGATAGACAGTCGGCGGAAGCCGATTGCCACACCCGAAGTTCGATCGACGAAGGAAAAGGCGCCCGGAGTTTGGTTTTCCGGATTGAACGTAACGGCAACAGGAGTTGCTTGACCATCGTTGATGGTAATAGGGGCAATAGCCGCCATAGGTATAAAAGCCTATAATGAGATTGATAAGAATCAAGAAAAGCGCCCCTTCGCTAAATAGAGAAGGGCTAGACCATTGAGAATATGACCCAAGCTAAGGCTAGGTTTATACGCTAACGTAGAGGCACGCGGAATTTCGATAGGCGCATTCCGAATATCGGTGCGCTTACAATAAAACGCGGTCCCGTTCGTTAGAGTATTACTGTTGCCAAGCGTGGTTATAAACTCACTGTATCTAGTTGACTGCGAGTTAATAACCTTAAGGCTATCACAGATCAAGAGGTTGTCAAGTGAGGACAGTACGTCCCCAACGTTGAACCACCAGTCTATGACAAAGCTATAAGGCATTACCTCCCAGGCAACGCCGAGTGGGTTGAGAAAACCGTGTTCCGCCAGACAAAGGAGGAGTGCATTCTGATTCATATATGCTCTCCACTTTGTACGGTAGAATAGCTCGACTGTAAGGTCAGACTGCGCGCGCCCCGAATAATTCGTGGCGCTAGGCAGCATGTATCCTACATTGCGGTTCTTGGTTTTCCGTCGTATGACACCCTCTTTGAGCGGTGGACGCGCAACGATAGCAACTTTTAATTCAGCTATCGACGTGCCCATATCGTTCGCGAGAGGCCGAACGCCGTATTCCCAGGCTACACGAGACTCGGCAGCGGTGCGTTTCCACGACACCTTGCCGGCGTTTAGTCCGGTTTTATGGCGCTTCATCAAGCTCTTACCTCTTGACGAAACAATCTTAGCGAGATCGAGAAAAGTCTGAGCAGTTTCTCGATACTCGCCGAGCATGTTAGCCAAGTTGGTAGCCTCATTTTTGAGGTTGCCCCGAATACTATTATACATAGTTTCACGGTCAATAGAGACAACCGGAGTAGCTAATCTAACGTCGCAAGCGATAGTTGTATATCGATCGCGAACGCCGTAATTGGCATACAGGTTGATAATCGGGTAGTCTATATACACGTAGCTAATGTCCTTATAAGGACCTTCGCGCCATGTAAAGACACCATGATTCCATAGCTCCGAAGTAGTCGTACGCGAAGTGCTATTGAGGAATAAATCCACAGGTCGCACGCGACGAACTAGATTGTCGGTAGTCCGATTGCGGCGAAGTCCATTATACGTCGACGTAGAATTACCGTTCGGCGTCCAGCCATTATTGGTTGATAATGAACCGAGTCGAAACTTAATGGAAATCGGAACGCTAGTGAACATACTATGCCCTATTGTTGATGATCGTCTAACGACGAGCTAGACTAGAAACTCCCGGTGAAAGGCCGAGATACAAGGAGATCAAGGATCTTACGCGCATTATTCAGGGCCAACGAGCGAAGCTCGATGACACTGAGATGGGTGTAATCTCCAAGAGTCGCTTTTGGGTCGGTGTCAATCGACTTGACAAGCGAAGATAACAGGATGAACTGGCTTTGTAGCAATACAAAAAGCCGTGGTTTATCCCAAGGTATCGGATCTCTCTGCATCTAACGCCTCCCTCCTGCAGACACGATACGCACAAGTTCAATTAGGTCACTGGAGATCTGCTGAAGATCCTCAGTGCTAAGTTCCTTGAGAGTATCGACAGACAGATCATTGGAATTGTACATTGGATCAAGGCTAACAAGCCGACGATCGAGTACAAGGATTTTCTCGATAGTAAAACTACGAAGAAGATCGATTTTCATGATAAGTCCTTGTAGGTAGGAGAGGGGTTGGTCGGAAACCGG